ATTAATTTTTCTACATCTTCTGTAAGTTTCTTTGTTCTCTCTTGTAAAAATTCTATATTAACTGCATTGTTTCTCATACTCTTAACTTCTATTTCTAACTCATCTAATAATCCTGCGATATGTTCCACCAACATAAAAAGCTCCGCCTCCCCACTTGACTGACCTAATTCTCCACGAGGATATTTAATTCTAAACTCTGTATTATGTTCTAAATCTTTTTGAAATAATTCTAATTGGGTGCTGTGTTTGTTAAGTTGTTCGTTAATACCAAAATAAGCCCAGGTTCCGATTGCAACGAGCGCAATCAGGCTAGCAACCGTCTTCATTGGCATCTGCACTTTTGCTTCTTCTGATATATTTAAAGGTTTTTTACTCATCTATAGGTTTTGGTTTAGGTAGTATATACCCATCTGGTGGTATTTTCAACGTGCTGTTATTGTTATCCAAAGTTTTAGATTCTGGGTTTTCTTTGATATAATCGTCTTTTAATTCATCCCATAAACTGCCTGTAGGCATTGTTTCTACTTCATCTACTTGTGGTATCACACCTCTACATTTAGATACTAACAATGCAAAGTTTTCATTTTGTGCAAGGCTTGGATTTCTATTTACTTTGTTACACATCTTCATTAACTCCAGTTGTTGTTTTAGTTGTGCATTTTCTTTTGATGTTTTACAATCTGTGCCTAAATATTTTCTAAATGATAATCTTACTTCTTGAGAGTTGCTTTCGTTCCAACTATTATCATAATTGTCATAATCGTAATCACGATTAGATACAGATACATCTACCTCACCACATCTAGCACTGCCGTCGTTAAGATATTCGTTTCTAGGATATGCAGGAGTTGCACAAAATGCTAATGCAGTTAACATTAAAATAAGTA